TCTTGTTACACTGTGATAAAAAATGTAATATATAACCTGTTACTAATTATTAGTTAGTTAAAGTTAGTGTTGCCGGCAACGCCAGCGTTACACAGTGCCTGTAGTTTGATCTCGCCGGTTAAAAGATCTACACACAATTTTATTAAACCAGCATACTTAATTATCCTATTATGCGCCATATTCTATAGATTATTGATAAATATTGCTGTTCGAACAAGAATATATATATCCGGAGAACAGATGGCACGATCCGCAGAAGATTTATTAGATTTTGTGATGACGGTGCACCCTATGTATGCCAGGTATGAGGATGACTGGAAATTAGCAGTCCGCTCATATTATGGTGGTGTAGAATACCGTGACGCAAATTATCTAAAAGCATATGACATTGATTATACTACGCCCAGTGAAGTAATCAGCACTTACGATACAGATGATCAAGGTAGAACCACTAACAAATACAAAAGTTCTATAGCATACACTAACACTCGCAGTGAAGCAGAAAATGGCACTAGTTATGCCAGCAACTTTTATCAAGAAAAGATTCAAAATGTGCCTGTGTTCCCTTACACACGTTTGTATGTGAGTGAATACAACAGTATACTATTCAGAAACCCTCCAACCAGAGAATTACCAGAATCACCTCAAATAGAAAGTTTTGTAACAGACGTTTCAGGTGATGGTTTATCTCTAAATGAATTCATGAGCCAAGTTGATTTGTTTTCAACAGTGTATGGTGTTGTGTGGATAAGTTGTGTTAAAAGTTCTGAAGCAGAATATGCACTGTGGAAAATGCATTCTCCGCTAGATGTCACAAACTGGAAATTCAGTTATGACAAAGATGGCAAACTCACTCTCAAAGAATTATTGATTAGAACTGCTGATGAAGATGATGTAACAATTTACACATATTATACTCCAGAAGAAATTCACACTATCTTTGTGCCAAAAGATGAAGAAACTGAAGTTGAAATAGATGCAGATGATTTAATTGAAGAAGAAGAATACAGCAGAATAATTCAAGCCAACCCTCTAGGATATATTCCAGTAGTGCCTGTGTATGCACAAAACAAAATACACAATGGTGTAGGTAGCACACCAATATTTGATATTGCACAAATACAGAGAAGCATTTATTCAGATATGGGTGAAATTTACAGTTCAATCAGTTATGGTGCACACGGTGTGGTTGTTGTTGATGAAACAACAGCAGAACTGAATGACAATGCTATATCAGGTGAGCCTGGTTCAGTTATTAGAACAGCATCACCAATAGCAGGTGGCGGTCCAAACTATGTGTTTGAATTCAAAGCACCACCTCTAGACAGCATCAAAGAATTAAGAGAACTAATAGATCAAAAAATAGAAAAAATGAATGCAGTTGCAATGATCAGAAGTGATGAACTGATCCGTGCAAGTAGATCAGGTGTGCAAATAGAAACATTTGATGACAAACTCACAGCATTCATTAGAAAGAAAGCACAAAATTTAGAAAACGTAGAGGCACATCAATTGTGGCCTATGTGGTTTGATTGGAATAATCAAACACTTCCAGAAGAATTAGAAATTTCATATAATCGTCAATATAATAGACGAGGCGTTGAGCAAGAAATTGCAGAAATTAAACATTTGCTTGACGCATACGAAAGATTTGAACAAGTATTTTATACCAGACCATCAAATCTTTTACCAACCACAACACCTTTTATTGCAGAACATTTTGCTACTCAAGCAGAAGCAGAAGCAAGAGCTGTAGAATTAGGCAGTAGTGGATTTCACACACATGAAGTAAACGGTGAGACTGTTTACATGCCGTTCAATACACACGAAGAATATGAATTGGTATTAGAACTAAACAATCCAGGAGTTGATTACGAAGAATCAAATTCAATTGCTGGAGGGTCTGTAAAAGAAGAATTACGTGAACGTATCCAAAGTAGATTAGAAGAACTACTGGGCAATACGGGCACAATAAACAGTTTATAATTTACGTTGACTTCTACGATAAAAAGGAGATAAAAAATGGATACAAATACAGCATCCGAAGTGGTAGTTGAGCCCATAACTCAACCAGTTACAGAAACTGAACAAACAGTTGAATCTAGTATTGAAGAAACTGTAAAATCTGAGACTAAAACACCAAACGTCGAATTCAAAGAGGGGAAACTCTTTGTAGATGGAGAACGCCGTTTTAGCCGCAGTGATGCAAATAAAATCATTGCCTCTGAAAAGGACAGAATTGTCAATAGCCTTCTTCAAGAATTAGACGTGGACAGTTTAGATCAAGTTAAAGATGTGGTTAAGCAAATCAAAACTCTTAACCCTGAAGACAACAGTTTAAATGTTGGTGCTCTCAAGCAAACACTTGCAAAAAGAGAAGCCACAGTTGAAGAGTTGCAGGCAGAGGTTAAAAGTCTTAAAACTGATTTGTTGTTAAAAGATCATATGAATAACTTGAATTCAAACATGCCAGGTGATTGGAGTGTAGAACAAAAAACTGCTGTCGTTGATTTAATGAAAGCAAGAAATATGTTTGCAGTCCAAGATGGTTCATTTCAGTTGAGAAGCGGAGATGAATTTTTAACCACAGATGGTGAAACACCAGATTATGAAGGTGCAATCAAATTAGTTGCAAGTTCATTAGGGTTAAACACAGGCAAGAAAGGTGTTGATGTCAAATATGGAGACGGTGACAAACTAACAGATAGTGCAGGCAGTCGACAGCCTAAAGCATTAGATGAAAGTAGAATATCATCAGACCCAGAATATAGACGTGCATATATGCACATTAGGGAATATAGACCAAGTGTGAGAAGAGCCGATATTACTAACAATATGGTTATCAAGCAAATGGATTCTATGAGACCTAAAATTTAATTTAAATAAACAAATTGCTATTTTAAGGAGAAGATAATGGCAGGAACAACTTCAACAACTGTTCAACAGTTATACGCAGACATCGTTGCTGATCTTCAGCCCTACTTCGATGATGCAGTATTACTTCCAAACGAGCAGTTTATATTAAATAGTTTCTCAATCGAGGGAACGTCTGGTTCTACAGTCAGAATACCTATCACAAATAGTTATACTGACGGTGCAGACGTAACTGAAGGCACTTCTATTAGTGCCGCCGCACAAAGTAACTTTTCACCAACAGCGGCTAACATCTCAATGACAAAAAGAGGTGTTGCTACTGATGTAACTGAAGAAGCACTTGAAGATGGTGGTATGGAAGTCGTGAGAAACGCAGTATTGACAAGACTTTCAAGAGGTCTTGCACAAGCAACAGACGTAGCCGGTTTTAACACAGCCAATGTGGCTTACACTCATCAGGGTGGTAACGCTTCATTGACTGGTTCAGGAAACGTAGTAAACTTTATCATTTCACCATTAGCCCTTGGCTATGCTGTGAAAAGATCACCAGACGTAAGAGCCTGGTATGACCCAGATACAGATGTTCACCAAATGAGAGCAAGTATCAGAAACGGATTCGTTTCAGTCTATAACAACTTTGGTTCTAGATTAAACGACTCAAACACAATTGGTTCAGGAACATTGACATTAGCAGGATGTGCGAAATCAGTAGCATACCTAAGAAGTCAAAATGCTCCTACAGCATCAGATGGCCTATACATTGGTTTTGTTGCACCTAGTTCAGAGTTAAGCATTGCTTCACAATTGAACAGTGTATCACAATCCAGCATCGGGTCTCTTAGTGATGTAGGTAACAGAGCATTGCTTTCTGGTCTAATTGGACAAGCCGCGGGTGTTACATTCTTTAGAAGTAACAACTTACCACAAGGCTAAATTTAGGGAGCAATAATGGCGTTTATAACAAATATTAGTGGTGATGTAATCAGTTTTGCTGACGCACAAGATGTGCGTAACATAGATCAACGAGTATTTGAAGGCAATGAGATCAATTTCACAGATGCTGGAACAGGTGCTACAACACTTGATGAATACTTAGATGATTTATGCGAAAGAAGCACAACCAGAATTTTACAGAAGTTCAAGGCTTCTACATGGTGGCAATCATATAATGCTTATGTTAGTAATCCAATTAGTAACTTAGCAGACTTGCCAGATTTAGATCCTAACAATGTAAAAGGAAGACAAGCGGCTTTCACAGACATGACTGTTTATTATTGTTTAAAAGAATATTTACTGCCTAAAATTGCTGACTTTGCTGGAGGATTAGACAATCCAGAAGTGCAAAAAATCACATACTATGATAACAAATTTAACGATTTGTTTAACGAGCTGACGAGTTTAGCAGATTGGTATGATTATGATGGAAGTGGCACTGTGGACACTGATGAGAAAGCATTCAGTTATTTTAGAACACGTCGAACAAGACGTAGATCAACACTAGTGAAGGTTAGATAATGAGAAGTGATTTGCTAACAGCAATAACTGCGAATACTGCTTTTACTAGTAATTGCACAGTAAGTAGTGAACTACCATGGGATAGTGGTGGCTCACCTCTTTACATAAACAATAAAAAACATTTTTATCTAAGTGCAGAAAACAAGGATGTTACAGAATTATTTTCTTGCTTGGATTCTACTGATATTATGCAAACGGAAACTACTCTTAATGGGTATTTGACGGTAGACGCTAAAAATCAACCTAGCGACATAGATACTATTGTCGCGAATGTTCTCTTGGCAAGAACAACTATTGCTAACACTACAAACAGTGAAAGCAGTGTTACTATTGGCATAGAGGACGACTACATAACATATGAATTCTTATATAGATTCATAACGGTATAATAGGAGACGAAGATGGCCGACGCAATAAATGTAAGTGCAGGTAGTCAAGCATTACTAGCACTATCAAGTGTAGCAGGATTAAGTTCCGTTGCGGCTGATTCGAATGCATTGATTGTTCCCCAAATGCAGGACATAACTGTGAACAACACTACTGGTGTGTTTAGATGGAAACAACTAGACTCAACAGCAGAGAAAGCAGTTACAACTCCAGCAACAAACCAAATCACGCTTAATGCTGTGGTTGACGAGCAAACATTCTTTGGTGATGGCGCTAACGTCATCAACACAGTTGTAGCAGACGGTTTGTTTGGTGCCAGCAAAAACAAAACAAAAGTATATTTTGCTATTGGTTTTGAAGGCGCGGATTCAGGTGACCAAATACTTACAGGAGCAGGATACATTAGTGGTCTTGCACCAACAGTGAATATGGATGCACCTGTATGGGTAACACCAGTGACAATTGAAGTCGACGGAGACTTTACAAACGCACAACAGTCTTAATGACTGATCATAGTAGTGCCTTCGGGCACTACTATACTTTTTAGAGAGTAAAGATATGAGCGAACATAAATTTTTAAAATTATTCAAAGATGGTGTGTGGACAGGATCACCAGATAGAATTATCACAGTGAATGGTAAACAACACGATCTTGATGAATATGCAAAAGCACACGGTATTGAACTACCTGATGCTAAAAAAACAAAAAACAAGGTAAATAGTTATGCAGGTATGGGACAGACATCCGACGAAGGACATATTGAAGAGTCTGGAGATGGAACTAGCGAAAGCACAGAATGAATTAAACTGTGCTAAAGGCGATATAGAAAAAATTGCCAGTAGAGTAGCATTTTGTTTAACTGCTATTCACAATTTGAAGAAAAGACATGAGGATATGAAGATATGAAACTAACAGAGTTAGCAACAGAACCCAAATTAGTTAAAATACTAATTGATGACGAAGAAACAGTAAAAGAATACGAAGAAGCAGTTGAATTTTGGTGTTTTGACCGTCAACCACTCAACAAATTTGTTAAATTTGCAACCGCAAAAGAACAAGATCCAGAACTAATGTTTGAATTTTGCCAAGACCTCATCTTAGATGAAGAGGGCAATAAAGTTATGATTGATGGTAAGGTATTGCCAGCACAACTCATGATGAGAGCAATAGCAAAGGTTGTTGAAGTATTGGGAAAGTAACAGGTAGTTCACCAACTGAAGGTAGTGGAGAACTAAATTCTGCTTTGATGTTACACACACTAGCAGAAACCTATGGAATGTTACCTTCACAAGTTTTAGATAAGGCTGACACACTTGATTTATGGGTGTATGACGTTGCAGTTACGCACAGAAACAAAGAATACGAAAGGCGTAAATTGAAAATAAACAGCAACACACCACAACCAAGCAGTCAGAATTATGATATAGTAACGTTACAGGAGATGATGAACCGTGTTCCAGGTAAACAAAAATGATTTTGTAAAGATAGAGAAATTGATCAAAAAAGGCATAGACAGAGGTTTTGCTGATGCCGGTAAATTGTTTATCAACATAACTCCTAAAGACAGCGGAAAAGCAAAACGTAGAACAAAAATATATAACACAAACACTAGAAAAATCATAGATGCAAACTATGACTATGCAGGTGTATTAGATCAAGGACAGTTTCCTAATCCACCTAAAAAAGGCACAGGCAAAACTATAAATGGTTTCTCAACACAAGCACCAAAAGGTATGAGTCAACCAACAGCAGATGCTATGCCCAAATTGATTGAAAATAGATTTAAGAATCTAGGATTATTATAGTGAGAACATATGGCTAAACCAGTAAAAGTAGTTTTAACCTTAGACCAATCCCAATTTAAAAAGGGAATGGTGCAGGCACGTGGAGAAATCCAAAAGACCGAAAGAGAAGGTAGCAGTGCATTTGGCAAATTAAAAACAGCATTTGCCGCCATTGCTGGTGCGGCCGCATTACAACAAATATCGCAATTGGCTGACAGTTTTACACTGATGTCAAACAGATTGCGTTCAGTTACTAACAGCACAGAAGAATTCAACAACGCATTCAAACTATCACAACAAGTAGCAAATGCCACACGAAGTGATTTAACAAACGTTACCAGTTTGTTTGCAGACTTAACATTAGCATCTAAAGAATTAGGACTAAGTCAAGAACAAGTTGCCTCAACAGTAGAAACATTCTCAAAGGCATTGAAAATATCAGGTGCTGACACTAGCCAAGCAAGTTCAGCCGCACTACAGTTTGGTCAAGCATTGGCCGGTGGTGTGTTACGGGGTGAAGAATTTAACAGTTTGATTGAAAACAACAAAGCATTCATGCAAGAGTTTTCAAGAGTATTAGGCATATCAGTTGGTGATTTAAGAAAACTTGCAGAAGAAGGTGCACTAACAGGTGAGGTTGTCATTGCCGCCACAGAAGCAATGGCAAACAAAATTGATCAAGACTTTGGTAAAACATTGCCCACTATCCAAGAAAGTTTTATAGGCATAAGAAATGAATTAGTTACTTTAATTGGAACTATAGAAGAAAAAACAGGCGTATTTGGTAAACTTGCAGGACTTATCAAACTAATAGGTGATAATTTAGAATTTGTTCTAAAAATAATGGCAGTAGCATTCAGTGTTGCAGTAGCACAAAGAATTGTTGCAACAGCAGTTGCAATGATGGAATTTGTAAAGGCTATAAGAGCCGCAGTTGTTGCTGGCACATTGTTACAAGGTGTAACAGGTATAGGTCTTGTCAAAGTAGGTGCAGGTATAGCGGCTGCCACAGCGGCTATTGCTGGCATGAATCTCTTATTTGATGATACCATTGACAGTGTAGATGAATTAGCGGCAGGCACAGGTGATATTGATGTAAGTGGCTTACCAGGAGCACCAAATCAAACTGTTACAACACCTGATGGAATGGTAGATCCAAAAACACAAGCGGCTAGAGATCTATTAGCAACGCAAAGAGAAGTTACACAAGCAGAAAAAGATCAAAAGAAAGAAGCAACTGCTCTTGCTAATGAAATTGCCAGAAACAAAACCAAAGCAGATGAATTGCTAGAAACTAACAAAGCAAATTTACAAAACAAAATAGACCAATTAGCACTAGAAACAGAAATGCTGGGTCTAAGCGATAGAGAAAAAGAACAACGCAGAGAAATTGCTGACATAGAAGCAGAAAGAAAAGATGCCCTTGCTGAAATACAAGGTATGACTTTCTCAGAAGATGAAGCAGAAAATGCCGCAATCATAGCAGAAAAACTAGGCGAAATAAATGATTTGTATGATGAACAAATCAAGAAAGTAGGTGAACTACAAGATGCATTTTATGAAGCATCTACAGAGTTTGGCACAGGCTTTATGGAAGCATTTGAAAACTTCAAAGAAATGGTTGAAGACAATGCCGCATATGGTGCTAGAATATTCCAAACACTCAGTGATGGTTGGACAAATGCTATATTAGATTTTGTTGAAACTGGTAAACTTTCATTCAAAGACTTGTTTAAATCATTGATGCAAGAAATAATCAAAATGCAAGCCAACAAACTGTTCTTAAGTTTATTTGGAACAGGCGGAGTATTTGGAGACCTGTTTGCAGGATTCTTTGCCGCGGGTGGTAGAATTCCACAAGGGAAATTTGGCATCGCTGGAGAAAGAGGTCCTGAAGTGGTAATGGGACCAGCAACTGTGGTAGGCACAAGTGAAAGTGCTGACATGCTTGGCGGTATGGGTGGTTCACAAGTAAATTACACTATCAATGCTGTTGATGCACCTAGTTTCCAACAGTTAGTAGCAAGAGATCCAAGTTTTATATACAATGTAGTTCAAGTAGGTGCTAGGAGACAACCAAGATAATGAGTATTCAAACAATTATAGATAACGCAACAGAAATTACTTTTGCAAGTTCAAAAGTTGCGGCACAAACAATTTCACGTAGTGGTAAATTGCTTACTTCTCAACGTAGCACAACTGAACCATTTAGATTTGTTGTAGGCATGCATTCAGGTTTAAGTTATGAAGACAACAGAGCATTGTTGAGAACAATCGATGATCTAGATATCACCACAGAAGAACAAGTTGATATTGGTAGCACAAATTCTAATTTAAGTTGGCTTACAGAATATCAAGGTGGTATAACAGCAGGCACAATTACCAGTTTAGGCAGTAATGGTGCTAATTTGTATGTAGACTGTAGTGGTGGTTTAACAGGCAGTGGCACATTGTTTAAAAAAGGTGATTACCTACAGCCAGTGGGCAACACAGGCGGTTACAGATACCCTTATATGGTAACATCTGATGTTGCATATTCAACAGCATCAAATGTCACAATTCCAGTGCATAGACCAGTTATATCACAAGATGGTGTTGCACTTACCAGTGGTAACGTAAACAAAGGCACAAGTGTTCGGTTTTATGTTAAAATGGTGACAAAACCAACATACACCATAGTGCCATATAGAAGAATATCATTTGATACCAGTTTTGAATTGTTAGAGGTAGTAACATAATGGCAACAACCATTACACCAGTTCAAAGTAATCATATCAATCATGCAATATTGATAAATTTAACTCTTGATTCTACAACTTATTATATAAGCAGTGCTTTTAAACCTATAAGTTATGGTGGTAACACTTACACTGAATTAGGTAGTTTTTTAAATTTAACAGAAATACAAGAAGATATCAAAAGCACAACTGCTGATCTGAATGTGAGTTTAAGTGCTATACCCAGTGAACAAGATTATTTAAATTTGATACTGACCACACCAATTAAAGGTGGTGAAATCATAATTTATAGAGCATTTTTCAATGATGATTTAAGTTTAGATAGTGCTAATGTTTTTCAACGATACAGAGGCATAATCACAAATTATAATATAGCAGAAGAAACAGATATTATTGCTGGTCAAAACACAAACAGAGTAACTGTGGCATGTTCTAGCATTACAGCAATATTAGAAGCAAAAACAACTGGTCAAAGAACAAATCCAAACGCTAGACAAAAATATTTTCCTGGAGATCAAACATTTAAACGTGTGCCAGACTTGCACAATGTGAGTTTTGACTTTGGTAGAGAATACACAGGTGGCACCGGTTATGGCGGAGGCTATGGAGGCGGTGGAGGAGGCTATGGCGGTGGAGGCCCAGGCAGAGACTTTGGTAGAAACTTCCAGTTTAGATAATATGATAAGATACGCAAAAATACAAGATTTCGACAGAATAATGGAGATGATGATAAATTTCGCCAATGCATCTCCTTATGCACCACTGCATGATCCACAATATGATGATGGATATATTAGAAATTTATTGATAAATTTTATGAAAGACGGTTGTATCATTGTTGGCGAAAAAGATGATCAATTGGTAGGCATGCTGATAGCAGTTATATCCGGCGATGCATGGCTACCTCACGTTAAATCAATGAGAGAATTAGCATGGTGGGTGGAACCAGAATACAGAAATACCACATTAGGATATAGATTACTTGAAAAATACAAGCATCTAGGTGTAAGTTTACAACAAAAAGGTGCAATTCAAGGTTTTACGCTCACGAATATGGAAGTCTCACCAGACTTTGACCTTGAAAAACGTGGCTGGCGTAGAATAGAAACAAATTATGTGTATGAGGGTAGATAATGGCTGTTTTTAGCACTATTGGCGCATGGGTAGCAGGCACAGTTTTAAGTTTAGGTGCTAAAACACTTGCTTATGCTGTGGTAAAAAGTGTTGTTGCACTAGGATTAGGTATTGCAACTGCTAAAATAACAGGTGTATTTGATCCACCTAAGCAACAAGCCGCAAAAGATCCAGGTGTTAAGATACAATTACCACCTTCAACAGACAATAAAATACCAGTGTTCTATGGTAGAAACCATACTGGTGGTATTATAGTTGACGCACAAATCAAAAACCAAAACAACACAATGGTTTATTGTATGGTTATTGGTGAAAAAACAGATTCAGGCACATACACTGTAAATCAAATATACAGAGATGATCAAAAATTAAATTTTAACACTACACCTTCATTGAGTCATGTTGTGTTAAGTGTCACAGACACTAATGCAACAGCATCAAACAAAGTTTCAGGTAAAATGAGATGTAGAGTGTATGCAGGTAATGCACAAAGCAGTGCTAACCAAATATTCCCTACTACAGGAACACCAGTAGCGGCACAAACGCTGATGACCACTATTGATGCAACCACAAACTATGAAGATTTGGTTTATGCAATTTTTGAAATAGATTATGATCCAGAAGAAAACTTGTTAGGACTAGGTGGTATAACTTATGAGATCACAAACAGTTTAAACGAGCCTTCAAATGTATTGCTAGATTATCTGCGTAATGACAGATATGGTGTAGGATTATCAAATGCAGATTTAGACTTAAACAGTTTTGATGCAATGTATGATTATTCAAACATCAATGGACCATATGGTAACGTAGAATATTTAAATTTAGCAAATGTGAGTTCATATCAAAGTAGATGGCAAATTGATGGTATGTTAAGCACATATCAACCTGTATACACCAATATCAATGAGGTTTGTAAAAGTGCCAGCACATTTTTCACTTATGATGCAAAACAAGGCAAATTCAAAGTAACTCCACTGAGAGCTCTCACTACTGCTGAAAAAGCCAATTGTTTTGTGTTAGATGATGACAACATCATCAGTGATGTTTCTATTTCCAGCACAGAATTATATGCACTGTATAACAGCATAGAAGCAGAATACCCCAGTGTTGCAAAACAAGACCAAACAGATGTTGTTATTATTGACACACCTGCAGGTGATAGAAATGCCAATGAACCTGATAATCCAGTATCCACTAGATATAATTTGGTAAATGATAAAACTCGTGTTCATAACTTGGCTAACATTGATTTACGTCAAAGTAGAACCAGCACTGTGGTAGAAGTCACAGGCAGTTATGAAACATTACAAATAGATGTGGGTGATGTTGTAAAATTAAACTTACCTCTGTATGGTTTTTCAAATAAGTTATTCCGTGTTATTAAATTAGTAGAAACTGAAGAAACTAACAGCATGTTAGGTGTAAAAATATCATTGTTAGAATATGCTGATGATGTGTATGATCACAATGTTATACAAACAGATGCCGCTGTAAATTTAAGTGGTATCCCAGGATGGTGGACAGGTATTTGGGGTAATGCAAACATCATAATACCAGGCAATATCATTATCACAGATCCAGGTAACGCAAATGCAAACATATATGATCCAGGTAATGGTAACATTATTGGCAACACAGATTATGGTAATATAGATTGGGCTAACATCAACATACCTGGCACAGATAATACAGATCCTACAGATCCCACTATCACAGTTCCAATTACCACACCAAACATTCCAGGTGTTGATCATATCTGTATTGATTTAAGTTATATAACACCTTTTGGACAAACAGGAAATACTTGTTATACAATACCACCACATGGAGGCGGCACATTTGAACCAGAAACAAACACCAATGTGACCATACCAGTTCCTCCACTTCCTCCTGTTGATCCTAGAGTTCCAGGTGGACCTCAACTGCCTAGTTTTGAAATTGATTTGGGCATATTTGGTGTAGGTGGCGGTGGCGATTGGAGAACAAACACAACCTACATAAACAATCTCAAT